TACGTCTACGCATACCTGCGAGATAAAGATTCCACTACAGCCAAAGCAGGCACTCCTTACTATATAGGCAAAGGTAAGAACAATAGAGCATATCAACAGCATCGTAACGGCCCCCGAGGTGTTGCTGTGCCTGCTGATAAATCGAATATCACAATACTTGAAACTAATTTAACTGAAATCGGTGCGTTTGCTATTGAGCGTAGAATAATTGCGTGGTATGGACGTAAGGATTTGGGCACTGGTATATTGCTTAATTTAACAGATGGAGGTGACGGAGCACCGAATGTTAAAATCACCGACAGTAAGCGAGCAAAGTTAGTGGCAGCACATCTACAGCGTCTACCGATGACAGATGCTACTAAATTAAAAATAGGACGAGCACATAAAGGTTTACAAAAGTTCACAGAAGAACAAAAAATAGAAATGGGTATACAGCGTAAGAATAATAAATGGTGGAACAACGGCGTGGAACAATGTTTTACTCCGACTGCTCCAGATAGTTCGTATATACGAGGTAGATTAAAATTCAACAATGTGGGTGCCGCATTAGGTGCTGCCGTAAACAAAGAAAAGCGATGGTGGACTAATGGGGACATTCAAAAATTTTCTAAAGAATGTCCCGCTGACGGTTTTGTATTGGGCCGCACTAAGATTTAATATCATGTGCGGCAGATAGTAGATATTCCATCTTGCGTTGACGATCAATTAGCTTGAAGAATAATGCAAGTGTATTAACTGCGTCGATATCTGCTCTGTGTGCAGTGCCCTTAAAATGCATTTTAAACGCACCCATAGCACTTGCAAGTCCACCGCTTGGATTCTTGCCACGTGCAAACATCATAAACGTATACCAAGTCTTTGTATCGATCCAACGACGGCCAAAGTGTGGGAAGTCGGCATAGTTTTTGCAGAACTCATCTAATAGTTCTCTACTATCTCCACCACCCCAAGTAATTGGGTTAATCCAAGTGTTATGTTGTTTAATTAGCTCACTAAGCTCACGTGCAACTGTTTCGTGACTTACGCAATTTAATCTAATATCGTGGTCGGTAATGCCAGTTAAGCCAATAATAAAGTCACTAATTGGTTCTTTTGGATCGATATACCACTTCTTAACAATGTAATTTTCAAACTTATCATTTGCACTGCCAATGGCAATACCAACCTGAATGATCTTACCACTCGGTTGGTTTAATTCTAAGTCTAACGCTAAAAACTTTTGTGACTTTTCTATCATTTATTTTCTTTCATTAAAACCAAAACCAACTAAAAAACATCCACCCTATAGACAGAAGTGCCCATGCTAACTTTACTATCATTATAGTATACGTAAAATGAAAAAAATACCCATCGAGTGCCGCTAATGCTATCCACGTCCATCCACCGAATCCTGAAAAATCTGTATCTTGGCTCATTCTACGTATTAATTAAGTGATACATTGTAACTGCTTCTGGTGGATAACCTGCGCCCATCCATTGCGCCATTGCACTTGCATTATCGCTAAGTTTAACAAGATCATATTTGCCACAGAACTTAAGAAACTGTGCACCAATCATTGGACGATTTAATGCAACTGCATTGGACTTAATAGTTTCTTCTATGAATACTCTGTACTGTGCAGGCTGTGCATTTAAATCAACTAGGGTAACATTGCGATTATAATCATCTAATACTCTATGTTCTACACCGTTATGATCAGTCCAGCGTTGTAGCATTAAGTTATTCCACGCATATCCTTGTTTATCTTTATCTCCATATGCTTCTTCTAACCCAACTTTGTTCTTAGTACCCTTAGACCGCACACCAGGATATGCACTAAAGATGTTGTCAGTTGGATCACCGCGTACACATTTTTCAAATAGAATATACTTAGGATCTGGAATAACTTTAGGTAATTTAGTTTTCTTATCTATAACAAGTTTACCACGTTTATCTAAAATACCAGTAAGAGTATGTAATTCATCACTAATACCATTATACTGATTAACATTTTCACTTAGTAACTGATAGAAGTCTGTGTCACTAGAAACAATAGTGTGATGGTCATTTGGGTGTGTTTGTATCCAGCCAGCAACTAAGTCATCTGCTTCTAACTCGCCATGTTGTAATACTGTGCAGTTAGTCTTTTCGCTTAGGAATGTTTTCATAGCGTCAAAAGCGTCCCAAAACATTTGTTCTTCTTCTTGCTCTGCTTCTGTCTTAGCGGCACGGGCAACAGCACGATTCGCTTTGTAAGGAGTGTAGAAAGTTTTACGCCAGCTACGCCCTTCTAAACAAATAATAACATGGTCAGCTTTTTGATCCCGCCACGCTTTGTTAATACTAGCTAAGGTAACATGAATGGCAAAGCCCAGCTTATCCCACGTGTCACTTTGTCTGTGCGCACTATGTCTGGCTCTGAAGAATGTGTTTGCTGCATCTACGATTAAATAACGCATGATTTATTACTTCCTTAACACTTAATTATAGTATATAATAGCACATTACTATGGTTAAGTCAACTAGTATTTTGGATAAATAGAAGTGTAGTTCGCGATGCGACAACATCCAACTACTCTAACATAAAGGAACTATGTCAGCATGACTATTTATACCCCAACTTGGTTGTATATTAAACAACATACCGCAACAGGATTAAAGTACTTTGGTAAAACAAAACAAGACCCATATAAATATACCGGATCAGGTGTGTATTGGAATAATCACTTAAAAAAGCACGGATATAATATAGAAACTATTTGGTGCAAACTATTTAACAACAAAAAAGAATTAACAGAATTTGCTATAAACTTTTCGGAAAAGAATAAAATTGTAGAATCATCTGAGTGGGCTAATCTAATGTTAGAGAACGGAGAAACCGGCGGAGACACTGGAATTACTTGGCAAGGACGTAAACGAATTTCAGAGTCCAAAAAAGGAAAACCGCGCCCACAAACAGTGATTGAAGCCGTATCAAAGCCTAAAACTAATACTCACAAACAGAACATAAGTAGATCAAACAGTCAAACATGGAATATAGTTGATACTATCAGTGGAAATACTATCATTACTTCTAAATTAAAACTTTGGTGCACGGAGCATAAACTTAACTATCAAATGATTTTAAGATTTGCTGGAACACACGAACAATATAAGAATTTCCTAATAAACAACGCCAGTTAAATGTCAAGATACTTCTGTTCTGCCGTTACCTAAGTCACGTCTACGTGATTCTGCACGTTTTTCTGGGTCGGCTTGATCTTGTTCGTATGTTTCTGTTACTACATTGCGACATACTGCTTTAAACCAGTTGTCGACTAAGTCTTGATCTGTTTTACCTTGGAAGCCTGCACGTACCAATTTAGTGATAAACACATCATTCCAGTCAAGTTCAAACGCACCTTGTCCTGGATCAGCTTCGTCTACTTCAATGCCAAGTACTTCTACCCACGGCTGACCGTTTGCAGTTGCTTCGTCTTTAGCCGATAGCACTTTAACTTTGGCTTTCTCTGCTTTAGCTTCGGCTTTTGCTTCTGCACGTTTAGTTCGTGCTTCGCTCGCGGCCATCGCTTTGGCTTCGGCTTCTGCTAGCTCTGCTTTGTTTAAACCTAGTGTTGCTTTAATTTTTTTCCACATTATTTGTTGTCCTTATCACAATTACATTTATACGGGCAAGGATCGTTGCTATCATCCCAATTTGTTGGATCACTTAACGTCTCGTGCCATTCTTTAACCCATGCTATAAATCGTTTAAACATCATTTTCCCCAAGAATTGCCCCAAAGTTCGATATGAAGTCGTGGACTGTAATAATAACCGCGTTTCATTGCTTCGTCTGCAATATGGAACTTGTTACCATCATATACGCTAACAACACCACCAACAGGCATAACATAAACCATACCAGTAAAGCCTGCTGTTCTATATGCAACTACAGCGCGATCAACTTCATCGAAGTCATTTGGTGTTTCGATAACAAACTTGAGATACGTTGTACCAGCAAACTCGTAACTGTTTACAATCTCGGGTTTAATAGCATCTTCCCAAGTTTCCCCACTTGCTGATAGTTTAGGGCTTACACTAAATGTAACTTCTCCACGTGTAGCAGACCATACTTGTAAATATCTAGCAAAGTCTGCATGTAACGCCTGTGTGCCGTTTGTTTCAAACGTAAGATTCTGTAAGTTTGCCATATCAGCATGATCTAACAACTTAGGAAACGCACGTTGCCATCCTAATAACGGCTCACCGCCTGTAATAACTAAATGCACGTTATTACCATTTGTTTGTTGCCAATTGTTATTGGGAATAACATCAAGCATTTGCTTAACTGTTTCGTCTATAGATAATAACGGACTTAAACTTTTAAATTTCGGATCCCAGCTTGCGTAACTATCGCACCCTGTATTAACAAGTGGTAGGTCATTGTACGACTTGTATTGTTCGACTTTAATTACATTGCGCTCTGCACTAACTGTGCCGCGTGGCATACCAAAGCCACCGCAGGTAAAGTTACAGCCAAATGTACGCAGAAATAACGACGGAACGCCAATAAAGCGTCCTTCACCTTGCGCTGAATAAAATATCTCACTAACTTTTAATTTCATAATTGTATCTCTTTCTTATTGATAATTAATTATACTATAATTAAACTGTTAAGTCAAGTTCATTCATATTGACTGAAGTTTTTTTGGATCGCATATCATAACATACTCTGTAGATATAATGTGAATAATAATTAAGGGTACCTTCATATAATTCCCAATCAATTGGAAACCACACCTTCCCAGTAAATACTTCTGTATCAGTAATTTGATAAGTTTTTGGTGTATGATCTAATATACCTTCTTTATTATATTTAGGCCAATCGTATTGTGTACTAAAAATTCTTCCTGGACGATAAGTGATATCCAATAATCTATTTTTTGAAAAATGACATAGATCTAAGATACGATCATCTACTTCGACAAATTTACTAATAGCAAGTATTACTCCGTCAAAAAACTTATCAGTATTAATAAGAATAATAAAAATATAATAGATAACTGGAGAAATAGTAAATGCAAATTCATCTTTAAAATCACAAAAGACATCACTTTTACTATCAGTTAACCAAGTATCGTATGCTAGTTTTAAATTAGACATTTCCTTTCTAAATTCATAATCTACTCGCTCGTCATAAAGTACTGTATTCATTATTTCATGAAAAAGATCACCGTAGTTAACTTTATGTTCTTGCCACATATAATGTGATACTAGATCTAAAATTTCAGATGATTGAGTAGATGCAGTAAATATTGACAGCATATTCATGTTGACCCAGTCGTTGGAATTATACGACATAGTTTCTACTACATATTCTGTCATTGTATCAGCAGTATCGGCTACTGTTTTATTAACACCAGGGTCCATAGTCCTATTTGGTTTCTCCCTCAACGGTGTTCCGCTGCCCATACCGGCTGATGTTTTACCTTTGATTGTTTTTATTTTATATTGTTTTCTGTATTCGGGATCATATGCGGGCGCCGCAGGCAGCAGAGCCCATACATAGCCAATCGGAAATGGTAATTTTTCTAAATTAATACGATGTATACTTTCTTTTATGGTATTGATTGAAGATCCCGGCAAACCCATAATAGTTTCGATCCAAACTGGCAAATATCTGTCTGCATTTGTTTGTAATTTTCTAAACATCTGTACCTGATCTTCGAAACTAAAGTCAATTCGATCTACATTCTTTTTAACATCGTCATTCAGGTCTTGAATTGAGATACTATAATACGCTAGCATATCTGCATTTGATAATAGTAAGTATACTTGATATAAATTGTCAATTTTAGTCTTAGTAGGTTGTATATTTACAAACTTAGGATACCCGTATTTTTCTTTCATTTTTATGCAATGTTTAATATATTCTATATCTATAGAAAAAAGACCAAAATTTGCATCACAAAAGAATAACCCATCAATTTGGTTTTCGCCTGCCCATGTTATTTCATCCATGACAAAACCAAAATCTTTCTTAACTGTTTTAGTAAATGTTCCGCCACCCCAGTCACAAAAACTACATTTATATGGACATCCTCGACTGGTTTCCATCTGTATCCAAATATTGCCTATGTTTGCATCTTTGGCTTTTTTAATTAACGGAATTATATGTTTCTCTTGTGCCCTGAGTGCATTTTTTGGCCATTTAAAATCTCTTTTCTTCGGAGACAAACTGTTGAACTGTACTTCGCGAGATTGGTTTGGCCAATACGAATACGGAACTAACGGTGCATCTAGTATACCATTATTATTAACGATGTTTTCTAATATATCATATATAGATCCTTCGCCGTATGCATCACTAGGAACAATCAAATCAGTATAAGGACGATCTTTGAAATAATCACCATTGAATTTTATATCTTGCTGTGGCCCACCATATACAATAATGAGATTGGGCATTGCATCTTTTAATTTTTCCGACATAAGTAAAACAACAGATTCATTCCAAAGGTACACACTAAATCCAACAATAGTTGGCTGTTCATCTATCAATCGATTAATCAGTGCGTCGATGTCTGAATAATCGTAATCGGCTTCGCCCCAATCCCATAAGTCGGCATGTTTGCTATTTTCTTCGTAATATGTTTTTGCTGTGGCCCATAGTAGTGAAAGAGGATAACGGATAGCACCTGTTTTATTAATTAATCTTATTTTATATGCTGCAGACATCTATCTTTCCCATGGGTAAACAATCCATACATCTTTTTCTGCTTTGTTAATCTCAACAGCACAATAGTCTACTTGACAACTAAAGTTACTACTTAAATTATCAACTAATACCGCTATTCTAACATTATCTCCCCACACATGTTCCCAATGTGGGTCATCTGGTAAGCAACTGCTTTGCCAATCATTGATAATCCAATCTAACGTAGCACCGGTGTCATTAATGTCGTCTACGATAAGAATGTTTTTACCATTAAACGCATCTTCTGCCATCCATAAGTTACTTTCGGTATCTGCATTATCACGCAAACTTACTTTTAATGTTTCCATTGGAACATCAAGATAGTGACTTAGATACACTGCTGGAATCAATCCGCCACGTGTTAACCCAACAATGTAATCGGGTTTCCAATTGTCACGATGCATTTTCATAGAGATATCGCTAATCATATCTCTAACGTGTACATCACCATAATATACTTTTTCAATCTTATTCATCGTAAATACTCCATTGTAACAATTTTAGCCAACGATTCTGTAAAGTCTGCATTTTCTTCAATAATATACAGTTTAATAACTTCGTTGTCTCGATTGTTATCGTAACGTGATGCCTCAACTATCTTGCCACCATTTGCACTATACACTTTAAATGTAATTACTCCATCGTCGTCGTAGTTGTGTGATACCCGGTGATGTGACTTAGATGTTAGTGTTGAACTATTCATCCCACTACTAAGTGTCTGCTTACGCTGTTTACGCCCACCGCCCCAGACTTGTTTGGGTTCTGGCACAGTATCTTCCCAGTCATTTATGCGCCATTTATCTGCTAAACGTATTAACCATCTCTTAAACATACTTATTCCTTATCTTGGAGCAAACTGCTGTTGTAGTTTTACATTATCAAAGAATTCTTGCTTAGTACCAGGATCAGTATTAAACGCACCTTTGAGTACTGTAGTTTGAGTCAATGAACTATGTGCCATAATGCCGCGATTCTCACAGCAACCGTGTGTCGCTTGGATATAAACTGCTACATTCTCACTTGCTGTTGCATTCATAATTTCTTTTGAGATATCATTACATAGTTCTTCTTGTAATGTACCACGGGTGGCGCACCATTGTGCAATACGTGTATACTTACTAAGTCCGATTAGTTTGTGCGCAGCAATAATACCAATGTATGCGACTCCGGAAACTGGTTGGTGATGATGACTGCACATGCTTTTAAGTTCGCTACGTACAACTAGCATACCTTCGTAACGATCTTCTGAATCATTTGGAAACGCTGTTGCATCTGGTGCTAATTCGTAACGTCCAGCCATAATCTCTGTGTAGTACATCTTAGCAAGTCTACGTGCTGTACCTTTACTGTTTGGATCATTCTCGCGATCAATTAGCAATGCATCTAATACACCTTCAAACGCTACGGTGGCTTCGTCTATAAGCATTTCTTTAGTAGATTCACTGATGAATTCTGAGATGTTGTCACCTGCCCAAAAACGTTTATTGTGTGCTTTTAAGTTTTCGCGAACTGATTGACTTACTGAATATTTTATGTCTGACATGTACTGCTCCTATGTTAAGCCAGTGGATATTGGCGATTGATAAATTAGTATAACACTATTATTTAGGTCACGTCAAGTTATTTGATAATAATTTCACGTAAGTCTGGATACTTAATGTATTTAGGTTCTTGATTGATGGTTAGTAATTTTTCTAATGCTCTTACTGCTTCTTCTATAGTTGGTCTATAATGATAACCCACTTCAAATACTTTTTGATCTTGCCACGGAGCAATACGCAGGTCTCGGCCATCACTGCGTTGCTGTATAAGTTTGTTATACGCAACTTCATCGTCTAGGAGTATTGCACCACCACGCCCAATGTCTAACGGTTTGCTATATCCAAAGCTCAAGCACTGCATTTGTCCCGCACGATACATACCCATACGCAACAATCTTGCACTATCCCATATCCGTGTACCAAGTATAGGATATTCTCCGACCCATTCATTATCGGCTGTTAAACCATACGAAATGTTCAGTTTATGCATGGTCATTGGCACAGAAAGGTAGGTAAATGCACTAAAACGACATCGTTTTACCTTCTCGTAACGTAGACACAGTTCTAGTGCATGTGTGCAACAATCTGTCATAACAACAAAAGGTGCGCCTGTAAGTTCACCTAAAGCCTGTTCAAACTTTGCTATTGCATTAAATGACATTCTTTATTATTTCAGTTGCTGAGAAGAAATTAGTATGCAAATTGTGTGCTTGCTGTGGAATTAACGGAGCATATTCACTGTAATTATTCATATATTCATTAATCAAATTACACACACATTCTTTATGATGTAAGTAACTTTCAAACGATTCAGTCCACTTGCTTGGATACCTCCACGTATCATCGAACATTTCACGATAGCTGAGTCTATCGGGCACCATCGGTATAGCACTTACTAACGCACCTTCATACATACTAATACCAAGTGTTTCTTGTAAGTTTGCGCTAAACACTAACTTAGCTTCACCTAACAATGTATGATACTCATCTTTAGTGAGTTGTTCTTCCTGACAGACAATCCATTCATATTGCGGTAATGTTTTTGCAAGATTCTTAAAGATTTCTACTTGCTTCTCTGGTGCTATACGATGCGGAAACAGAATTAAGTCACGTTTCTCTAAATTCTTAAATGGCGCAAGTACTGTTGGCATATATTCCATAGGCCAACCGCTACGCACAATCTTACCTTCAGCAATCATATCTGCTCGATCTTCAGCCGCCCACGGATTTTCACATAAGCCATCATTAAGTAAGTTAGCACAGAACATATCAATATGAAAGTCTGTTGCAAAGTAGTTATGATCAATTGCCGCAAAGAAACTTTTCTCTGCATGTCTTACCCACGATTTATTACCAATCAAACGACCTAAAAAGTCTTGCGGGTCGTAACTGCCAGCATGCCATAGTGCGTGAATAGTTACAGGAATCTGTAATAGCTCACTCATATACTTCAAGTTGATAATGCCAGGATGCCATGCATCTGTAAAGATGAAGTGATCACCTTTATGAATTTGTCCTTCAGTAAATAGTCTAGCCATTTTCTCAACCTGTGCGGCCTTGTAAATGTTAGTACCACCAAAGTTAAGGAATGCACCAGGAGTTGTTGCAGCCGGAATATCGTGAGGACCATTAATCACATATACTTCATGACCATGTTCTTCAAGCAAAGTAGGCACATGAGTTTTCCATTGACCCGTGTACCTACTGTCCACCGCCTCTAAATCAACGATGTAAACGGTCATACTATTTACGTCCTTGGTAACCTGGATGCCCTTGTTGCTGACGCCATTGCTCACGGCGTTTGCGCTTCTCTTGCCATTCCTTGTACGCTTGTGACGTGTACAAGTCTGCTTCATCATACTTAATCATATGGAAGCGACAATAGTTGCACCATGCATCTAAATCGTTAAAAATTTGTCTTACATCTGGTTTCATTACTAGGTACTTCTTAAGCCAAACTGGATTTGCCACGGAAAAATCTCCTTAAATAGTGACAGACTGATAAATAATAACAATAGAGAGATAGAACTATGCCTAAACTTACTACTGTTAATGTTAATAATACATGTTATTTGTGTGAATGTCAAGCCTTTTACATAAGTTATAACTCCAAAAAAATGAGATGTGTTGAAAAAATTACCCAATGCCCGGGATTTATTAAAAAAGCGCAAGCATCTCGGGATAAAAATACTACTCCTGAACAACGGAAAGCTCATATGAAACAGATGAGCGAGAAAGGCAATGCTGTTCTTAAACAACTCCATACTGATAGCGACTGGCTTGCGAATAAAGGAAGTACTATCTCTAAAGCAGTTAGGTTTCGTGGCGGGCACAGCGGAGTTAATAATCCAATGTACGGAAAAACTCATAGCATCGAAACTAAACAAAAACAATCTGCTAAAGCCAATGGTCGAGATCCTGTATGTTATTCAGAAGCAACTAATACAAAAATTAAAAATGGCATTGCTATTCCTAAAGAACAAAAAAGTGAATGGGAATTATATAGAGAACAAGTCCTTAATCATACTTATAAGAGTTGGACGCATCATCAAAATAAAATTAATCCTCAAAATTTAGAAAGAGGTACAAAATTTGAATTAGATCACAAATTTAGCATTACAGAAGGATTTAAACAAAATATTTCTCCGGAGATTATAGGTCATTATGTTAATTTAGAATTACTTCCGAAATTAGACAATAGGTCTAAACGCACACAATGTTCTATTACTCTAGATGCATTAATCAAATCTGTGGATCAAATTCAATGATACCATCTGATTCCCCATCCTCGGACACTATTACAGTATACGATCTATTACCATACAATGGTATTAAATGATTTTCTAAAATGTTAACAGCAATCATCTCACACGATTTGTGATTTTGATTACCTGCTTTAATAAATTCTTGTAACGCCCATTTAACTAAGAAAAATTCTAACTCACGGTCGAGGTGCGTAACTGATATTTTCACTTCAACTTTGAATATATGTCGATGTTCATTCTCAAGAAATTTGATACGCGAATCAATAGTACCTGCGTTAGGGTAGTAATGAAATCCCTCAAATTCAGTTCTAACTTTAATATAAGTTGTACGTATTCCATTAGACTTAATACGTTCTATCTTTTCACGTTCTGCTTGTATCATTCTACTTCCTCGAATAATTTTGAAAATCTAATAGATGCCTTTGATGTTTTACCTCTTACTACTATAGTATCCCATTCTTCGATAATCAAATCTCGTAAATGATTATGAGACTCGGCTTCTGAAGGTATATTGTACGGACATTCGCCACTATTTGCAGCAGAATACGGTACTGCTAAATCTAATTTCTTTATATGTAATTCATTAATTTTAATGATATTGTTAATTGCTAACAAAATATCTTCTTCTGCCATATTAAATAATTCTGTTTGCGCACTTATTTTATTAATGTATGTACCCGAATTATGAAAAAATTTATCTTTAAATTCTTTTTCTAAAAAAGCAATATGGCTAGGATCACCGAAAAATAAATGAGTTAATCCAAATCTGTCAGAACAAAATTTTTGTCTAGATCTCACAACGGAATACGGAGTCATTCCTATTCCCACCTTTTTCCAAGCCGGGTTTCCGCTTAAATCATTATGTAAATATAAAAAGAAACTTTTATTCATTTTGCAATCCTTTATAGATCGATTGAAGTATCTTGTGTATATTGATCCCAATGGGTAAATTT